GTTCCTGGTTGATTAACTGCTTCAGGATCAAAATTAATTGTTGCTCCACCATCTTCTTCTTGTGTTACTTTAATATCATCAGGGCCGACTTGTTCTTCGATGGTTTCTTTTTCCACCTCTAAAATTTCTTCGTCTCCTGGTATTTTAATTTCAGTCTCTACGTTTGGTAGGGCTTTGTCTATATCTGCCATTTTTATTCTCCGAGTTCTGTATTGTTGTAGCTTGTTTTATGGGAACATTCAACCCCTGTGAGTCAGGTCCTTTTAAAGGAGGAATCTCCTTCCATTTGACGTGTTGCATATTTATCACAAGTGTTTTATTTTTCATTAATTAAAAAAATCGTCTTTTGGTCTATCTCTACCAGTAAATAGTTTGTAACCTTGATAACCCAATGTTCCAAGTGTTGCTAGTCCTGCACCAATTGATATTGCAGGTAATGCAACAGCGCCTGCTGCTGTTCCTGCTAAACCTAAAGATGCAATACCAAGTAGTCCTCTTGATGCTCCAGCTTTGGCTAAAGCTTTTACTGAAGGACTCATAAATGCTGCTCCTAAATAATTTAATGGATTCGTAGCAATTTCTTCTGCATCTTTACCTTCTCTCATACCTTGAGCTATATAACCAATTGTAGATGGCAAAGCTATTGCAGGTGCTCCTAATGCCCATAAACCTTTTCCAAGAACACCTTTGTTTAAACCGATAGCAGACATAATTCTTCCGCTACCTTCTTTTCCAACTTTAGCAGATTGTACTATTTCGTTTAGTTCATTAATTCTAAGTCTAGAATTTCTAATCACTTCTCTACCTGTTTCAGAAATTCTTTTTGCTTTTTTGCCACCAGGATGAGTTATTTGTCTTATTGTTCTTTTTAAAGTTTTTAATTCTTGATCAAACTCTAATGGTGATTCTAATAACGGTGGTGTTCCTGCTCTTGCTGTTTTGTAAACTTGTCCAGCAATCGGTGCAGTCAATCCTGCTGTTGCAGCTAATTCTAATTTAAATTGATTGTCTAATAAAATATTGTCATCAACTTCTTTGCCTTTATCTTCAACATCAGAAATAATCATTCCTTCCATCTGACTATCGTTAGTTAGATATGTATTAGGGTCATCGTTTCTAAATTGTTTAACTAATGCACCAGCTCCAACACCGGCGGCTACAGTACCAACACCTAAAGCAGCAAGAACCCCAAATTTACTTTTAAGTATATTTGGATTGTCTTTTAATGCTGTTAAAAATTTTGTGCTTGAATTTTTAACTTTGTTAAATGCACCACCCATATTAGATTTATTAATATCTTGTGCTAATTTTTTAGGATTTTTTTCTAATGCTTCATCAACTGCAGCTACACAACTAACTGCACTTCCTCCAGATTGTTTTGCTCCAATTATTCTACAGATTGGTCCATTTGCTGCTGCATCTGCTCTAGCAAGTTCAAATAACTCTCTCATAGGCACAGCCGTAGATCTTAAAGCAATACCTTGATCAGCAAGTGCCGTTACATTTTTTTGTGCCTCTGGTGTAAGTTTATCAAAATGTTTTATAAATTTAGATGCATCTATTTTTTTACCAGGAGTGTATTCGATAATAGGTGTATCTACTTTATTTATTTTTTGAAACTCTCTAGATATTTTATTAAAATCTTTTATTTCTTTTTCTAAACCTGTGTCTCCTCTAACAACTTTTTCAAACAATTTAGAAAACGGAGCATCGATTAATCTTCCTTTTTCTTGATTAATTGATGCAGGAATTATTTGACCAAGTTCAGTATAACCAGGTGCTCTTTCATAAGTTGCTGAAACACCCATAGCTTCATCTAATTCCATAGCTCCAGAGTTTACAAATTTTGTAATTTTTGTTCTTAGTTGTGCTAATTTTTCTCCTTTTGCTTTTAATAATTGATCTCTAATATTTAATTTAGAACGTCGAATAGTTTCTGCAGCAAATTTACCCCATTGATTCATGGGAGGAAATTCTGAAATAATATCATCAAATTTTGCAGCAACAGGAACTGTAATTCCTGCAATAGGTCTAAATCCTAATAAAAATTCTTGGTATCTAACTAAATCATTTGCAGTTCTTGTAAGGTTTTTTACATCGTCAGCTCCATAAACCATCTTAGATAACTTTTTAATGTTATTTAAATCTTCTGGATCAGCCATAGCAATTCTATGAATTGTTTTTACTGCATCTTTAAAAGGTTTTTCTTTTGCTAATTTTGAAGTTTCGGTAAATTTTTCTGCCGCTTTAATTTTATTTTCAACGATTTCTTTTGTTGCACCATAAACCATTTTAGTGCTTTGTCCGACAGATCCTGAAGGAACCTGTGCTTTAAATTTTGCACTCTTTGGTATTTCTGGATTTTTTTTAAAATCTCTAGGTTCTACCTCTCTAACTTTTTTATAAATGTTTCTAGGGTTTTCTTCTGTATATTTTCTTTGAGAGGTTGCTGTAAACTCTCCTGGTTTAACTTTTTCAATTATTTTTTGTTTAATTGCTTTTGTAATTATTCTACCAACAACTGATTGATCGACACCTAATTTCTTACCAATATAATTTCTACCTCCTTCTTTGTTAGAATAAGTATTTAAAATTAATCTAATCTTATCTACATCTAATACAGTTTTGTTAGGACCAGAAGCTAAAGCTGCTGGTGTAAAATATGTTGGAAATAAATTTCTTATTTGTGCGTCAGTAAGATTAACAGCCATTAGACCTCCAGGATCTTGGCTAGTCCACCCTCAGCTTTTCTCGTAGCTCTTTCGATTGCGAAAATTTCATCTAGAGTTTCTGTGCCTTTTAATTCTACACCTAAAATTGCTGATGCTCTTTCATAGTCTATAACTCTTTTACCTGGTTCTCCAATAAGTTTTCCTGGTATAAATTTAGTAAATCTTTCTAGTAAATTACCAGCTTTAATTATTTCAGGCATGTCGTCATATAAACCTTGTTCATAAGTATTCTTTATTATTCGAAGAGATTCAGGATCAACGTTTTTCATCTTATCTAATGTAATGGGTCCTTCTATTAAATCTTGAGTAATACCCTGTGATTTAAAAGATTCAGATGGTTTTGGAATTCTTGCTTGTTCATCTATGAAATCAAAAGTTTTTTGTTTTCCTGTTTTGTATAAATCAGCAATACCTTTAAAAACACTTTTACCTAATTTGTAACCAGCTCGACCACCGTCTGCAAGACCTATACCTAATTTTATTTTTATTTCTTTTATAAACTCTGGATAGTCATCTGGATTTTTTAAAACTTTATTTAGTTGTTTAAAATATTCTGTCTTCTCAGCACCAACCATAGTTTTATCCATTGCAATGTTTTTAAATAAATTTGTAATATCTTCTGCTTCAATACCATATTCACGAAGTGCCCCGTAACCCATTGGTGTGCCTTCATCAACAGACTTATTTATGTTTGCAAGTTTTTTTGAAAGACCAAAAGCTTTGCCTGCCGCTTTTCCAAATCTAAAACCAGCACGTCCACCGGCTGCCATCTCATCTATAAATCTGGCAGTAAACTTGTCAAACTTTGGATTGTCGGGTTTTAATCCTGCAGCATCTTCAACGCTATTTAAAACTCTGTTTGTAAATCTTATAATCTCATCACCTGTAGCACCTGCTGGTAAAAGTTCTGCAATTCTTGGACCAAAATATTTTTCAACAAGTACAATTGGATCACCTGCAAGACCACCACCACCTTCAGTAATAAACTTTACATCTTCTGCGGATATAACATTGTTTAAATTTACTTTACCAAATGCAGCTGTGCCTATATCCGTTTCATCTTTTTTTAATGCTTCTACTAAAAACTCTCTAGCTGCTGAACGTTTACTTGGTGTGTTCCCTTTGTTTGTCATCATTTTTCTAAACTGTGCTGCAAGTTCTGGATCTTGTATTCTAAGATTTTCAATTGTTTCATCTGCTGATGCAAATGGCGCTGCAATATCATCTGGTCCGCCACGTGAACCTGGTGGTGGTAAATCAGGATCACCTGGTGGTAAATCATCTACTCTTGATCTTAAAGCAGCTAAACCTTTTGGATCTAGATCCCTGGTCCCTGTTGCCATATCCGTAATGTTAGCAGGTGCAGATCTTGGATTATAAAACTCATCGAGCTTTAACAAGTTTTCGTATAATTTACTTACTTGAATATCGTTTAATTTGTCAGCAGTTAAATACCCCATAGGGCTTTTTAATTCGTCTAAGACTTTTGATTTACCGAGTGCGCCTACCGCTTCGATGTTGATAGACATTTCAGTAAATGGCTCTGGGTTCTTGCCGGTACCTAGAAAAGTAATATTAGACCGGGAACCAAGGACATCGTTCATATTCCCACCTAGTTTGGAATATAGTTTTACAATGTTTTCTACTAATTCTTTTTTAGCCATAATACTTTACGTGTCCTCTTACAATGGGTTCTTCTTTGTAGTCTTCAGGATGTCGAACCAAACCACCCTGTCGAATTCTCATGATAGCCTGTGTCGTACTATCGACATAGTCATCATATTCTCCAAATGGGAAAGAGGCACATTCCTCAACAACCTCCTGTGCAAAATGCTCGTGCATAGGCGCCCATATTTTACCGCTTTCAAAAAGCGGAGCAACGGAGTTTAATCTTGTATGCTTATCATTTCCTTTTGATGGTGTAAAGTTAATAACCGGTATATCCATTTGTCTAAGTTCATGGGTCAAAGGCAGTCCTGTGGCCTTTGCCTCAATAATTACCATGTCAGGATTCCAGTCCCTGTATTCTTGTAATGCTACACGCCGGAGTTCTGGAAAGTCATACCGGTCTTTAAATGCGTTAAG